ATGATGAGTTCTGCTGGTGTTTATGCACCTTACATGGCAATCGTTCCTACTCAGCTTCTTGGTACTCCTGATGGCGGTCTTGCTCAGGGCTTCAGTACTTGGTATGCTAAAGCTCTTCTTAACGATTCTCTCCTTGTTGCAGGCCGTATCGTAGACTAATTATTAAACATTTTTAAAAGAGGCTTCCGAAGAAGCCTCTTTTTTATTACCTTTTATAAGCATAAAATTAGCTAAATTATTTAGAATTAAAATTATAATAGTTTACAAGGAGTTTTTACACTATGGATAGACGTAGGTTTTTTAATGATAAAAGTCTTACTGAAGGTTTTTCGAATCATGCAGATGCGGATACTCTTTACTCACTTGAAGAAGCATTTAGTGAACTAAACCGTCTATATGAAGCTGATGAAGTTACAAATAACACTGAAACAGCTACTGAAGAAAAAAATACTGAAGTTGAAAAAACAGAACAAAACACAGCTTCAGGTAATAGCCAAGAAGCTACAGCAGTATTAAATAAGCTTAAGAACAGTGACTATGAACAGTTTGTTAAAATTCTTCAAAGTGACGGTAAATCTGAAGCATTTTTAAATTATCTCAAACAACACTATAAACTTGGTGATGATGCTATTAAAACAGTTAAAAAATCTGGTGTAGAAGTTGGAGGTATTAAGTGCTCAAAGCTTATTCCAACACAACAAAATATTTCTTTATCTAAATCTTTAGGTATGATTAATAAACCAGGTTGGGCAGTTGACATTATTAATAAACCAACAGAAGCATTTAATGACCCAACTATTACTTATGCTGGTAAGTATATTATTGATGGTCACCATAGATGGTCTAAAGCTTATGCCCTTAATGGTGGTGACTGTACTATTAAAGTAATGAACTTTCCTGCTATTGATGGTGTTACTTGGGAAGATATGTTAAAAGCTACGCAGTTAGCTATTGTTGCCTCCAACCCAGCCGCTAAACTTGTAAATGAAGTTGGTAATGACAATATGCTAACAACCTCTAATGAAGAAATTAAAAAATTCGTTATGGATAATATCTGTGACGAAGTAGTAAAAGCTATGCAGGCCAAAGGTAGAGGCGATTCTAAAGAAGCTGTTGCAAATACTATAGCTAATAATGTAGGTGAAATGCGTTCAAGCAGCCAGCCGGTAAGTGGTGCTGCTCCAAGAAGTGTTATGCCACAAACAGACCAAGCAGCTGGCTCTACTGATAAACTTAGCAAAGCTGTAATCGACTTAACCGCCTAAATTTAATAATAAAAAGAGACTTCGCACGAAGTCTCTTTTTATTATTAACGTTCATGTATTATAAATTATTTGCTAAATTAATTGATATGTTAGCAAGGAGATGAAAAAGTGAAACTTGAAGACATTTTAGATGAAATTAAGCTTGAGTTAACAGGCCATATATTAGAAATGGAAATAAATGATGAAACTCTTGTCTCTGTTGTTAAAAAAGCATTAAGAGAGCTTGAAAGATTTTTTGATGAAAGCACAATGATAACAGTGCCATTTGCAAGCTGTATAGACTTAGACGGAGAATTTTTTAAAGAAAAAGTTAGTTCTATTATTAAAGTGTACAGAACAGAAGGCCTTGGAGATGCTAACGGTATTTCAGTTACTAATGACCCAATTCAAATGGCCCAGTTTGCAATATTCAGCAATGGTGGAACAATGTATAATCTACAAGACTATGTTATGAATTATGCTTCATGGATGTCTATGTATCAAATGAAAAATACGATGTCAACAGACATGTCTTTTAAAGAAGACCGCCATAATAAAAAATTATATATTAATAGAGCTAACTCTGCACCTAGCATGGTTACTATTGAATATATACCAAAATTAACCAGTGTTGAAGATATTAAAAGTGATTATTGGATTGATATTTTAATTAAATATTGTGTCGCGCTGACTAAAGTAGTTTTAGGAAGAATTAGAACACGCTTTGCACAGTCCAATGCCCTTTGGACACAAGATGGTGATAAAATTTTAGAAGAAGGCAATACAGAGCTAAAAGAGCTTCGTGAACTTCTTCGATTAAATTCTAATATGACATACTTAATTGATTAAGGAGACTATTATAAATGAAAGAATCTATTACAAAGTTTGACTTAGAAGCCGCATTTAAAGCTTTAGATGAAATAGACGTACCAGTAGCTGAAAAAGGTGTAAAGGCTAACAAGCCAGCACTGACTGAAATATTCTCACGCAAATCTAAATTTGATGCACTTTTTGAAGAATATTATGATATTGGTACTACTGATGGTCTAGATAATGCAAAAGAGGCAAGAGAGGCTGAAGTAGCTAAAGCTAAATTAGCCCGTATTGAGAAAATTGTTGACTTAGACGCAGACTCACCTGAAGACTTATTAACTTCATATGTCGGTAAATATATTATGCAGTGTCCTCAATGTATGACTTTATTTTATAAAGACAAAGAAGACATTGTAGAATCTGAAGATGATCCAACAACTGTAAATGTAAATGAAGTTTGTCAGCACTGTGGTAATGAATCTGGCTATACTTTGATTGGTAAAGTTGGTGAGGCTGAGCCTGAAGAAGCTACTGACGACACTGAACTTGAGATGACCGACGGTGAGGATATTCCTGTTGATGATGAATCTGTTGAAGAGCCTAATGAAGACGGATCTGAAGAAGATTTAGCAGACCTCGACCTTGGCGGTGATTTAGAAGAACTTGATTTAGATATTGAAGATGATGAGTCTGAAGCTAATGAGTCTTTCAATGCTAGCTCTGCTGATGCTGTAAGCTTAACAGAAGACTTAACAGAAGATACTGAACTTGAAACCTCGGCAGAAGACTTTGAAAAGCTTATTAATTCACCTGAATTTAAAAAACCTATAACTGACGGCGAAGCAAGAGCAATGATGGATGAATTTAATGAGGATGAAAAAGTAGAAGAAGGTCTTCTAGATAAAGTGTTAGATCCTCTTGGCATTATCTCTGAAGATGCTGGTAAACAAAATGATGAACTTACTGAATCTGTAAATGTAAATAATGAAACTTTAAAATATGCTGTAATAAATTCAGATGGGACTTATGCCGGAGTACCATGTACTTCTAAAGAAGAAGCACGTGAGCTCGCTGCACAAAAAGAAGGCAGAGTAATTGTAGAGCTAAACGAGACTTCAGAAGAATTAGAAGAAGGTATTTTTGATAAAGTAAAAGATAAGTTTGCAGACACCATAGATAAAATATCTAGTAAGTTAAAATCTCGCGAAGCTAAGGCTGACTGGGTTCGTGAAAACGCTATGGAAGATTACGGTACTGTTAAAGTAGATAATTCTGGCAAACTTATTCCTGATGAGAAAAATCAAAGATTCCACACATTCATTGTTTTAGGCTTTACTGAAAAGTATTCTAATGGTAAGCTTATTACAATGGCGCCGTCTTTTAATAATAAAGACTTGGTACTTGGTAAGAACGGAAAACAAATTAAGAAAAATTACAAGGATGCTGACAATATTGCAAAGGGTTGGAGTACCCAACCTGGTAATGGGCCTGCATTTGTTTACCTAGCTAAGGATGAAAATGGCACTGATGCTGTATTTTTATGTGAATACTTTAAAGGTGAGCTTGAAAATGATCAGCTAGAAAAGTATTTTAATGTTGTTAAAAAAGCCATGAAGGGCGCTAAACTTATGGCTAAAGGCGGTATGAATCAAACTGAAGAAGAAAGTCAATCAGAAGAAGCTACTTCAAACGAAGAGGCTACAACAGAAGGATTAACTACCTTAATGTCTGGTGTAGAAGAGCTACAAGAAACCGCTTTAGAAAAGCTAATCTCAGATTCACTAGTAGAAGCTTACGGAAATGTTGCCGGCTTTAGACTTACTGAATGCTCTTATTTAGATGAAAAACTCTCAGTAAATGGTAAAGTATTTTTCACTTCAGGTAATACTAGAAATATTTCTTATACTTTTAACGAAGCATACACTAACGAAGAAGGCAAAGCAGTACTACATGGCTTAAATGAAAAGCTTGGGCTTGATAAGCAATTCGTTCTCACTGGTGATACTAAAACATTAAATAAGACTTTTATTGCTGAGTCTTTTAATTTTACTCGTAAGTAATTTATATAGAAAGAATGCTTGAAATATTTCAAGCATTCTTTCTAAGATTCTTTGAAAGGAGCTTTTATGTCAGATATTAAAACAAACTATGGCATCTTGCTTAATAAAGATATAAAACTTCATAGGTCGTGGTTTAAGCAGATGACGGCATTGCATGGTATTAACTGTAAATATAAAGCTCCACTTAAAAATAAAGAGTATGACATGTATGCTGACATTCAAACAGGATATAAACCAGAAATATTAGTTGGTTGTTTATTCGAAGAACACCCTGATCAGAAGTCCTTAAGAAAAGCTGGGTGGGTGGCAGAACTACAAGAAGGTTCTTCTGTTATTCATGTTCCTTATGATCTACCAGACCTTCAGGTCGGTGCTTTATTTGAAGTTCCAAGCGGACTTGACGATGGTGAAGGCAGAACTTTCCGTGTAATAAGTATGTCTAATATTATGATTTACCCTGCTTCTATAGCATGTGAAATTGCTCTAGAATACGAATCAGTAGATGAGCAGCATCTTATAACTACGGCACATGAAAAAGAAGATATGCCATTACTCATAGATAGAGAGGACGATGATTAATGTCAGAAAAATTATTTGAATCAGATTTTTTGACCGTAAACCTGCAGTCGATTTTAAATAATGCAAAAGTTGCTAGTAATAACACTGTTGATAAAAATGAAGCTACAAAGTCTGAACAACCAGCTAAATCAACAGAAGCCGCTAAGAAATACCCTGCAAATTACGATTGGGCAAAAGACCTTAAGGCGCGGCTTGATGCAAATCGTAATTTAGACCAAGAGTCTCGTGAATCAGAATATACGATTAAAAAACAATTTTGGAATGAATATTTTAATGCTGTTTTTGGAAGTGCTAATGCAGAACTATTGAAACAGTTAGGTGATCAGCTTCAAAATGATATTACTGTACTAGGATTCAAAAAAGCTGGAAATCCGATTCTTGCCTTTTTATCGTTACCATATGTACAAAAAGAACTACTGCAAACTAAGTTACTAAATTCAAATACCTATAAAGCGATACATAATGCTATTGCTAAAAAACAAATAGCACACAGTGAATTCTTTAGAGTTTCTAATTATAATATTATTTACTGCAAAGATTTATACACCAAATCAGTAACCGAGATAAGCACTTACCTTGACTACCAAAAAAAAGTTTTAGTTGCTACTGATGGTAAGTATACTGTAGAAACACAAAATAAGAATAAACGTATTTTTTTACAGATTCTGAAAAACGCGTCTATTGAAAAAATAAATAGCATTCCAGAGAGTAAGTTAGCCTCAGTATCAACTAAAAGTGCCTCTGTGCTGCTAAATGATATTAGTTTAGTTCATAAGCTTATAGGCGATAATACAGCACCTATCAAAAACCAAGGAAAGACCTCTGTATGTATAAATACTTTAGCATCAAAGCTAAAAACACCTGAGCATGCTTTTGCCACTATTCAGTATTTAAGTATAGCTAATGGCATTAAAGAGGCGCGCGCGGCACTTTCTCATAAAGGTTTTTCAAACATATCCGCAGCCAATTTAAAAGAGGCTACCGCTTTAGTATCTACTATTTTTTCAAATGAGACTTTATCTAATGAGGAAGCGAAAGAGCTAGTTAGTATTCTAGTATCAAGATTTAAATAATATGTTTTTTACTGTTAATAATAACCAACATGTCCCGCAAGATTACCTTTACCGCAACACAATGCTAGATGCTTACTATATAGTTAGAAGTTATCCATTTCACGCGACGGAAATTTTAATGGAAAGATATATCCAACAACAATATAAAATATCTTTAAAAGATATGTGCGTTAAACTTTTACTAAATTTAACTCACTATAACGATGATTCAGGAAATATAATATTAATGTTCAAAGATCCTAAGTTGGATAAAATTGCTCGACTAATTACATATGGAAATGGCGCTATACCAGGAAGCAAAATTCTACAAAGCGCACTAAAATATTAATAGGTGGTGTTTACTTATGGCAATAAGTTATTATGATGAAGCTATTACTCAGAAAATAAAAGGCTGGCTAGCAGATTCTTCAAAACTTAGAGTTCTGTCACCAGATGAGTCCAATAGGCTTATTCAACTCAATGCTGAAGATACGAACGATAAGCCATTAAAACTTCCTTTGATTGCTATATCTAGAAATAAAGATATTGAAATTGAATCAGCTATAAAACAAAATAAATCTTTCGATGGCTTGGTCTTAGATTCAGATTCTGATACGGCTACTGCAGTACATTTAAATGTCATTCCAATAAAAACTACATATCAGCTAGATATTTATACAAAGAAACGTATAGAAGCTGACGAATATATACGTCAATATTTATTTAAGTTGATTAATAACCCACAAATTATTATAGAGGTTCCTTACAACGATAAGTACGCTGTAAGACATACAGCCAATCTAAGAGTACTCAGTACGGTATCTGATACTAGTGACATTGCTACTCATCTTTTTGCAGGTCAATTTTATAAGTGGACTATTCAATTAGAATTACAAGATGGGTTTTTATTTAGTATTCCTCAAAAACGTGGATGGAAACTAATCGGCGTAGAAGTTACTACTGCAGATAAAATTCAAGACCCACAGGAGGAAGAGATTTTATTTGAATATGAATTAAAATAATTTGCTAAATTAATTGAAGTTCTGAACAAATACAAAGTTCAGTTTATTATTTGTATAAATAAATTAAAATAAGGAGATATATTTGGTATGCCAAAAATACTTATTAATGAAAAAGATTATACCAATCCTGGGGTAACTGGTCAGTATGCCAATTATGCGGTATTGATTGCAGGATTTCGCAATAATGCAAACGTACAAGGAACAACTAAAGTACAGCCTGATTCATATGGAGTATATGAATTAAGTTCTAAACAGGATTTTGACGCAGCTATTGGTAAAGATGCACCAGAGCATAAAATGGATGACGGTACTATAGTATATCACTATGGCAATCAGATGGCGTATGAACTATTGAATCTTGGTTATCCTATTGTATTTAAGCCAATAGAAAATATCTCAGAACTGGGACAAGAAAGCTTTTGGGCACCTTTTAAGGATAAAGTTAGCTATGATTTTAGATTTATTGCTCATGGACTTCTGGAGTCCTCTACTGGTGATGATATCCGCGCACAAAAAACTGCTCTTGAAAGCAAACTTGCTATTGCTGATGGCGCCTTAAATATATGGGCTAAAGCAAAAGAAGAGGCTGTCAAGCTTGCGAATAGACGAGTCAGAGATGAGGCTGAAGATGAAACAAACGATAATCCAATAAGTTTTGAAGATGCTCTTGACGATGAACTTCAGAAAGCGTATGGAAGAATTTTAACCAGTATGGATCTAGACCCTGAAGAATCTGATATTGAAAATGGTGTATTTACCATTTCAGCAACGAATTATGAAAGTTTAGATAAAGGTGACAATGGTGACTATAGAGGTTTTGTAAGGCTTGATACTCGATTTAATGATAATAATGATGAAGTAACTACATATACCGTGCCAGCTGCTTATCATATTAATAACAAAACAACTATAGAAACATTAATTGATAATGATATAACGAATATTGAAAATGAAATTAATACGCTAATTATATCAGATACTGGATTAATTAATGCAGCCAATAGTTGTATTGCAAATTTAGCTATGTATAGTGATGTAGTTAAAAATAGCGGCAGGGGAGATTGCATTGCTCTAATAGAACTAGCTGAAAATTCTTATACAACAGAAAATCTAGACCTGACACCTGAAGAACGTATTATAGAAGCACTCGATGAGGTAGCAAGCAGCATCGGTGATAATGGTGCGTACTGTGCATTAACAGTGCCAAGTGTTTATTATGATATGTCCTCTGATGACAAATTTAATAATAATAAGTTTCCTGGTGCTTTTCACTATCTAGCATGCTTTATGAACTCACTAAGACAGGGTTTTGCTGAATGGTATGCTGCTGCAGGTTATAATCGTGGTGTCTCTAGTTATGCAGTAGAAAGAACTTCTGTTAAACTTGGAGAAATTGCAATAAATGCACTCGAACCAAGATTCATTACTAAAGAACAAACAGCGCAACCAAAATTTGCCTGTAACGTAATTGCTAACTTTAGAGGTAATTACTATCTTTGGGGAAACAGAACAGCACTTATACTACCTAGTGAAGACGGTGGTGGAAATCTTAAAGCAGGACATTTCTTAAATATCAGACAATTATGTACAACTATTAAAAAACAGCTCTATGTAGCATGTCGTCGTTTTACTTTTGATCCAAATAGTGATGAGCTTTGGGTAAACTTTAAAAACGCTATTAGACCGACTCTCGAGTCTATGAAAGCAGACCAAGGAATTCGTGATTATAAAATTATAAAAGTTTACGAAGAGAATCCAAATAAAGCAACTTTAAAAGCCAAGATTAGAATTATTCCTATCGAAGCTGTAGAAGATTTTGACCTCGAAGTCTCTCTTGAAGATTCCTTCGGCGAAACTGCAGTAAATGCAACTGAGTCAATTTAATTTGAAAGGAGATAATTGAAAATGTCAAATAGCTTATCTGCTCAACATATAAGCACTAATCTTGCTAATTATGAAGCTGCTAGAACTGGCTTCTTCTCACTTATTGTTGATGATATTGATAATATTATTAATGCCGCTTATAGTGGAGATCCTGACAGCGCTGCTGAGGGTGACAAGATTTCAAAAGCTCAGGAAACTTTAAAACTTAATGTTATTAAAGCACCTGTACCTCACTTTACTCTCGGTGTTAACAAGTATAAAAGAGGTAATGATACTGTTACTTTTGCAGGCACTCCTGAATTTGATACTGGCAGTATCGTTGTAGATGATGTAGTTGGTTTGGATACTAAGTCTATTCTTATGGCTTGGCAAGCACTTGCGTATAACGTTTATACTCGTAAGGGTGGCCGTATGAAAGACTATAAGAAGACTGCAACTTTAATCGAGTATACTCAAGACTTCGAACAAGTTAGAAGCTGGACAATTCATGGCTGCTGGATTAGTAGCATTACAGAAGGTGAATTCGACAAAGAGAACGACGGTAAGAGACAAATTACCGCGAAGCTTGAATATGACCGCGCTGAAATGAACTTAGATTAAATAAATAATTATAATAAAGACGTTCCTATTTAGGAACGTCTTTTATTTTTAATAAATCTATTTATACTTTTGCTAAATTATATGTGTTATACAATAAGAAAGGATACTTATATCATGGGACGCAAGAAAGTTGATAGAAGTGATAAAGTTATACAAACATTTGAATCGTCAAAGCCTTTAATAGATAGATTAAAAGAAACTGCACAAGCCCGTGGCATTACAGTATCTGCACTTATAAGATACATTTTAGAACATTACTTTGAAAATCGCGAAATGTGATATTTAAAATGAAAGGACAAAGTATTATGGAAAGACAAACAGATTACACTATTATGGAAGGCTACGAACTACCATCTAAAGGTAAGATTTATAATGAAACCGTAAATCCGCATATTGAGCTTCGTAGCATGACAGCCCGCGACGAGATGAAGAGACTATCACCTTCTAGTACACCTCTTAAGACATTAGCTGATATTATCGAAGGCTGCTGTATTGAAAAGCCAGCTATTCATGTCTATGATATGAGCCTAGGTGATTATGAGTTCTTACTTCATAAACTAAGAATAGTGACATATGGTGAGGACTATAAAGTTGCTCTGCGCTGCCCCAGCTGTGGTGAGGCTATTGAAACTGTTGCTAAACTAGGTCAGCTTGACGTAAAAGAATTTAATGAAGATGACGTTAAAGGTCTTCAAACCTTCTCGCTTCCAAAAAGCGGTCGTATTATCACACTCAACTTCTTATCACCACGTATGGTTGAAGAGATGGAAGTTAAAGTAAAAGATATGAAACGCAGATATAAAAATGCTACAATCGACTTTGAAACTCTAGTTCGTCTACTTACTAATATCGATTTAATTGATGGCGAGAAAAAATCAGAAACGGAGCTTGAAAATATAATTACAAATTTGCCTGCTCTTGATCTTCAGAAAATTTTAAATAATATAGATAAATTAAATCAACAGATTGGCTTGGACAATATTTTATATCTCACATGTCCAAAGTGTGGTGAAGAAGTAACTACATTTTTTCGCTTCGGGCCCGAGTTTTTTAGACCCACAACTATCTAATGACGGTACGCCTTTTGGACCTAAGAGATATAAAGAAATCGTAAAGGAATGTTGGTATGTAAGTGATAACTTACATACTAGTTATACAGACGTGTTGAACTTAGCATATCAAGACAGAGTATATTTAATTGAATGTATTAACGAAAAGAAAGACGCTACAGCACAAGCCTTTGTCGAGGCACAGCAAAATAATAAAAGATAACCGATAAAGGAGGAAATTACTTTGGCAGAAGATTTCGGTAAATTATCACCTGAACAAATTAAAGCCTTTTCTAAAACTGTAAAAGATTTAAAAAACTTACCAGCTCGGCAGGAAGAAATTATCGAAAAAGTTCTTGCTGGTGAAATAGATATCGGTAAACAAAGAATCGCTTACTTAGAAGAATTTTTTGATGTATATTCTAGAAATTTAGACCTTATTGCAAGAAAACAGAGTGCACTAACCGATGGCTTTTTAATCCTTGAAGATATTGTAGATAAAACTTCAGATAACTTTCAAGAAGCGGCCGGTAAGATTGCTGAAAGCTTTAAAGATGCAGGAGAAAGTGTTTCTAGAAGTGCTGAGGCTAGTAGTAATAACTCTTCTAAAAATGATAATAATAATGCAAATAAAAAAGAACCGGTTGTTGAGGAAAGCATTGTATCCGATGACAAACTTGATCAAATGGACAAACCACAACCTCAAACAGACTTTGCTGATCAAGTGGCTGAGTTCTTCCGTCAAGAACAAGAGGCTCGTAGAAATGAAGTAACGGACCAAGACGGCGGTCCTGTAAAGCAGGTTGATATAGCGGCTAGAAAGCAAAAGCAACTAGACGACTTACATGAAAGTCATTTAGAACGTAGAACTGCCCTTGAAAATACTTTAAAAGACTTAGAAATAGCTAGATACGAACGCGCTAAAGGTAGCGAGCTACAGTTAGCTCATCTTACTGACCTAAGACTTTCTAAGCAACAAGAAGCTGCTAGTGCAGAGCTCGCTGCGCAAGACCTTATAAATAACATTAATACTGAGATTGATTACGCTACTAGTGAAAATTATACAGACGGAAAAAACGATCTAGGTTATAATGAAGCTGGCGAGACACGTTCTAGACAAGTTAATGCAAATGAAAATGAGCAAAGCATTCGAGAGCTAAATGAAAAACGACTCAAGTGGATAGCTGAGCAAGAATTAAAGTCTAAACGTAAAAACAACGGAATTCTAGAAAAAGAAGAAGCTACAAGAATTCAACGTGAGGCTGCCAAAAAGTTTAAGTTCGAGGAAGACGCCCTAAAAAAGCTTACTAAAATTCGGCAGTATGAGCAGGACAAAGAACTACGCGACAAAGAAAAAGCTGAAAAACGACAAGCTCAGGCTAAGGGCGATGAGCTACTAGGAACCTTAACTGGTAAAGGTCAAACCTTAAAAGACCGTATAGATGCTTTTAAAGATTTAACAACTAATGCAGAAACTGGTAAAACAGACATTAAAGCCGTAGTCGGTGTAGCTGTTAAAGCTTTGAGCAATTTTGCAAAAAACCTAGAAAACACCATCGAGGATATTGCTTCTTATAAAAGCGATATTGACACTAGATTACAAGGCTCCTCTAATAAAACGTCATCTGGTTCTTATTGGGATCAGATTACAAAAGACATAATGAGTGTTGGTGCAATCAACCCTTATTTTAAGCAAGAAGACTTTTCAAAAAATATTAAAAGTTTAGTTGATGAAGGTATTGCGTTTGACCTTGAGCAAAGAGCCTTCTTAATGACGATACAAAGTAAAATTGCAAATACTTTTGAAGTTGCAGATGGTACGCTATTAAGATTAATTCGTATTCAGCAGGAAGATTCTACTGCTGGGCGCCTTGGTATGGAATCAGCCCTTAATTCATTTTTAAATAATATGTATGAGAATACTGAGTATTTAAAAAGCGTCGCAGATAGTGTGCGTGGAAGCTTAGAAGAGATGCAGTCTCTGATGTCTGGGGCCGAGGCAACTGAGGTCGAGTATCAAGTACAGAAATGGTTAGGTTCTCTATATTCAGTAGGTATGTCTCAAAATGCTGTACAAGGCATTTCTAATGCATTAGGTCAGATTGCTGCCGGTCAAATTGAAGGTCTTACTAGCGGTGGTGCTGGTAACCTACTTATTATGGCGGCTAATGATGCCGGACTATCTATCGCTGACATTCTTACTGACGGAATTAATTCTAGTGACACAAATAAATTATTACAAGCTGCAGTAAATTACTTAGCAGAGCTTTCTGATTCTGCAAAAGATAATAAAGTAGTACAACAGCAATTAGCAGATGTTTTTGGTGTAAAAGCATCAGATCTAAAAGCCGCCACAAATCTAGTACTTCCAGGCAGTACTGAGTCTATCTTTAATAATTCTATGACATATAATAATATGTTATATCAATTATCGGAGATGGCAGGCACGATGGGAAAACGTACTAGTTTAGGTGAAATGATGACCAACATGTGGTCAAATACTAATTATACACTTGCTAGTGGAATTGCTAGTAATCCTGTAGCTTATGCTATTTACAAAGTTGCTGGTTTATTAGACGACACTGTTGGAGGTATACCTTTCCCTGATATATCCATCATGGGTAATACAGTAGCATTAAATACCACTATCGCAGATATAATGCGTGTAGCAGCCATGAGTGGCGGTATGCTTACTAGCATGGGCTCTCTAATTGCTGGACTAGGAAACTCTTTTAGTGGCCAAAAAATGCTTAGTCAGCTTGGTATTGAATCTGGATCTGGTTTAACTATAACACCTAGAGGGGACGGAAACCTGCTAAAAATGGCTGGCGGTGGCGAGTCTTCCGTTTCCGAGTCAGGCTACGTTGGAAATGCTTCAAGTAGTGATATTAAAAATTCCACTATTCAAGAAACAAAAGATTCCAATAAAAAACAAATGATTGAGGCTCAGGAAGAAGCTGAAGCAAATCAAGTAGATGTTTTAAATACAACTGTTTTAAAAATCTATGAATTATTAGATGATGTTGCACATGGAAATAGTTACTTTAGAGTTAAGGTTGATGATTACGGCTTGACTAAAACTAATAGTAGTGGTGCGCAGGGTGGTGTTGCTAGCTTAGATGGTTCTAATAGCAGCTCTGGTGGAACAAGTTCTTCTGGAAGTAGTTACAGTGGATCTAATGGCATTAGTGGTAATGTAAGTCTTGGTGGCTGGACCACAACAGTATAAGGAGGATATTTTAAATGTTTAAATTTAATAATACACATATTTTTACAGGATATTTAAAACAGTTATTATCCTCTGTTAACTTACCTACATGTCGTATTTATACGAGAGATTTTGTAAAATATGCTGCTGAACATCCTGGACATGAAGACCCTAGAGTACTAGAGTCATTTAACTCTACTCATAAAAGCTTTGTAACACAAAATGCTTTACAATTTCCTTACTTGAAAGATAATGAACTTTATAGCTATTTATGGAATTATGATACACGTAAGCCACTATCAAATTATAGTAGCTTACATTGGAAAAAAGCTTCTTCCGTTTTCTACGAAGACAATAAGCACGTTCCAGGGCTAACAAGGGTATTAAATAGCCCTGGAAATACTTATGATACTGTTACACATGAATATCTTGGGAATTATCTTCGCTTTTTAAGAGACTTATATGGTGTTAACTTGATGTCTTTATATAATTGTTTTAATAACAAAATTTGTAATAACATTTATTATAGACATGAAATTTCTAGACAGCCGATTCAAAAGATAAACCCAAACTATGATAATACTAAGCCCACAGATAATACTAATAAACCGTATATAGACACGTATAAAATAACTTATAATATATTTAACTCTCAAGACTCTAAATATCGTATATATGCTTTTCCTGTAAAGCTTTTTGCTAATTATACCATTGCTATAGACAGCTCATTTGGTATTGAATTATTTTGTGGCTTTTATAATACTACTTTAAGCACCGATAAAAAATCTGTAGACTTAATTACTAAAACCTATAAAAAAGTAAATAGTACGCACTTCAAGCAGCCTTTTTTATATGATTTGTTAGATGTGTCTAAGTGGAATACAGACACTAATAGTCTGACTAATGAAGGTAGCGCTTCTCTATTTAATAATGATATCATTAATCGCTGGGATATTGCTCAACGTGAACAAGATCTTAAGTTATTTATTAGAGTACCTTCATCTTGTAAATCTTCTATAGTAATTCTCGAGGGAGACTATCGTTATTTTAACGATTTTAGATATGTGCCTAAACCACTTAAAATATTAAATCCAAACTATGATGAACAACTCGGTGATACTGCAGATAATCCTAGATATATAACTTCATCGAATGATAACGAACTCTGGGAATATAAGCAAAATCATGTTGCTATGAACTTTGGTAATGAAATTGATTTAAATATAAGTACTTTTAAACCTATAAGTAAAGTACAGTTACTAGAATTTAACACTGGTGAGTCATACCCATTTGCAGATAGACTAGTAGAGTACTTAAGCAAGAGCGCTATTACACCTCTTGATGAAATCCCAGATAATATAAAACGTGCTCAAGAAGTAATGAAACAAAATAAGCATTATTTTAAAATAAACGGCTTATGGGAAGATAAAATGCAAAAAATCATATATGACTATATAATGAATTTCGGCCCGGTTAAAATAGAAAATGGCGTACTTATAAACAGACATAGCGGCCATAATCCTGCCTACTATGGATATCAGCCAAAATTGGGCCACAATTATAAAAGCACTTTATATGATATTTTAGGTTATGTAGATAAAGATGCTGAAAAGTGGTATGCTAGCTGGACAAAAGATTCAGATAACAAGGTTAAACTGCAAGACAATATTCAAAACGTTGATATTTATAATGGAATATTTGATATTTAGAGGAGGGCAGAAAAATGGCAAATAATGATCTTTTAAGTAGAATACTTCCGGATTGTTACATTTATATTTCACATTTAGACGAAGACTACCAATATTGGATGTTACCAGGCTATCCTGATGAAGTTACTGATAACATGGATTCTTCTTTTGCCAGTAGCACAGCTTTAGGCCGTTCTGCCCCTGTGTATACTTTTAGTAATGCCGGACCTAGAACTATTGCAATTAGTTTAAATTTCCATAGAGACATGTTTGAAGAGATTAATGCTGTCAACGGCAATGGACGATTCTCAGACGGGGATGATATGGCTGAGCAATTTATTCATGCGCTCCAGGCTATTGCCGTTCCAAAGTATAATCTTTCTAATAAAGCTATTGAGCCGCCACTCGTAGCAATCCGACTCGGTAGAGAAGTTTTTATAAAAGGCGTAGTAAGTGGTGGAGTACGCGTTACCTACGGAAAGCCTATTTTAGTAAACGAGAAATATGCCACAATGAAAATAGACTTTACCATTTCAGAAGTCGACCCTTATGATTCGACTACTATTTTTAAGAACGGTTCTTTTAGAGGTCTTACTGCTACACTACGGCAGGGGATGAATTTTTAAAAGAGGTGATTTGTATTGGATACATTAAAAAAGAAAACTTACGCTGACTATGATTATCTAAGTAGGTATACAAACACCCCCTACTACTACGATACTTTAACGGATAAAGAAATTTATGGTATTGGTACTAATCTAAAAACAAACGCGGAATTTGTTACGCACAAAGTAAAAAGCAATGATACTCTACACTCACTCGCTTTAAAATATTATAATAATCCTACTTTCTGGTGGGTTATTGCGTATTTCAATGATATTCAAGATTCATTTAAACCACTAAAAGATAAGTATAATACCCTAAAGATTCCTAGTATTTCTAGTGTAGAGTTTGGAAGGATTAATAAATGAGTAGTAGAATAATTAAAAATAAAAGTTTATTGTCAAGCCAAGCTAGAATACAAGTACCGTGGATAAAAGTTACTATTGGCGATTATACCTTTGGTATTTTTGATGAAAAAACAAAATCATGGGGCAAAAACCAGGCAGGTTTCTATACTTCATATTCAATTCAGTATCCGCAATATATAACTTCTATGCAGGTTACTAAAATAAATGGGCAGGTTAATAAATATACTCTAGAAATAAATTATCCAGTTACTCAGTATGATGACCCAAATTTTTTTGAAAAGGTCTTTTCCAGTGTAAGCCGTTCGAGAAAAATTATTTTTACTTATGGCGATGCTGAGACGCCTGCTTACATTTATAAAAATGAAGAAGCTATTATAACAAATGTAAATCAAGCATTTAATTTGCAAGGTAGCACTATTACTTATACAGTACAGGCAGTTTCTAGCGCGGCTCTATCTACTGATGGTAGCATAACAATGCCAGGCACAACTTTTGGTAATAAAGTTAAACCTAGTGAAGAAATTAAAAAACTCTTTAAAAATAATAAAAGTTTACAAAATACTTTTACAGGCATGAAGGTTTCTGATCTAGATTCACTTATTGCAGGTGATGACATGGCTGTAGAGATAGAGTCAAAACAGAATATTTCTGCAATAGACTATATTAACTACTTGGCTGGTTGTATGATTCCAGAAGGGTCAGCACCTGGATTAGTTAAGGATATTTATATTCTTTCAATATTTGACGACTCAATTACTAGCGCGGATAGATCAAAAAGTAAAAGCGGTCCATATTTTAAAGTTTCAAAAGTTTCTACTGTAATGGATCATGGTGAAGCTTATGAAATTGATATTGGTATAAACACGTCAACGATAGTTAGATCTTTTAATATCGAAAAAAATGAAAATTATTCTATATACTATGAATATCAAAATCTAGCTCACCCTGAAAACTACGCTCGACGTATAAATGGTGAAGGATTATGGGAAGATGTATTTGCTCCTACAAGTATGGCTCGAACCGATAAATTTGATACGAAGGCTGCGGACCAAGTTTGGTGGACAAAAGCAACGCAATTCCCTATAAATGCCAATATTCAAGTACAAGGACTTTTAAGACCTGCCACTCTAATGCAGTATGTAAGACTTAACGTAATTTTCCCAGGTGGTAAAAAACATATATCTAGCGGTCTTTATATTGTAACTAAACAGGTAGATAATATAGGTCCTAATGGCTATGCAACAAATCTTAGTTTAACAAGAATTAAAGGCGATTTAGATAAAATTTAATAAAAGTGTTGAAATTTAGATAACCTTAGAGTATAATATGATAGGGTTATCTAAATTTTTTATTTTAAGGTAAGGAGCTTATTTAAATATGAAAAAATTAATTTGTTTAGTTCTAGTGTGTATTATTTGTGTATCATGTACTGGCTGCAGCGCTACTAAAGAGACTAAGGAAAAAGCATGGTCACCTCTAACTCTGGTCGACGAAGTAAAAGATCAGTATGACAATGTTCTTCAGCAAACTTTTTATAATGAAGAAACTGGCGAACTTATACTAAGAGAATATACATATAATATTTACAAAAATAAATGGGTCTGTGTCGACCAACAAACTACTATTATTAAAAAAGAAAAAAATTGCCCACCATGTAATAATACTACAACTCCTATTGTAGATACTTCTCTAAAGATTTATCACAATTCAGAAATTACTAATAACGGTATCACTATTCTAGATAATGAACTAGTGAACATTGCGCTCGTCGGCTACTATGAAAAAGAATCTTGGTATGAGTTTGCTTATGAACTGCGTGTAACAAATAAGACTAATAAAGTTTTAACAATCACTATCGATGACGCTACTATTATGAATATAAACTGTAAGCCTTTGTTTTCAGTAGATCACATAGAGGCAGGAAAAACTACTTTCTTTAGAGTAGGCTGGGATAAAGATACTCTTACTAGAAATTATATTCCTTATATCGACAATGTTGAATTTATGATCAGAATTTTTGACAATGAAGACTGGACAGTTCCTGCTATTACTGGAGCTAGAATTATGATTAAAACGGAGGACTAAAAATGACTGGAGTAACTATTTTAGATACTATCGAAATTTATCAGATTGCTGGTTGGCAGTTTCTTTTAGGCTTTTTACCGCTTATCGTTGCTGCAATAATCTTCTTTACTCGTCAGCATATTGCATTTAAAAAGGGTACTGCGGAAGATCAGGCAAGAGGAGTCGTTAGTTGCGAACATTGGCATCCAAAAGAACTACTGCTTCTTGTAGTTGGCGGATTCTTTAGTTTAGTATTACTTATTTGCTTATGTAAAGTCTGTCCCGCCGATTACATAGAAACTCAGTATGAAATTAAAGTAGAAGACACGGCGTCTTTCAATGAGGTTTATAGTAAATACGAAATTATAGAAGAGAAAGAAAATACTTTTATTGTTAAGGAGCGAATAGTTAATGAATAAGTTGTTTATTATTTTACTAATGATATTTTGCCATATTATAGATGACTATTATTTACAAAAAGGTTTACTTAACAATTTAAAGCAAAAGTCCTGGTGGCAAGAACAACCTGGATATAAGAAGTTGTATCAATATGATTATATGGTAGGTCTATCTGTACACTCCTTCAGTTGGGCGTTTATGATTATGCTTCCTATTACTTTTACGATGAACTTTAATATAACGCCTTTCTTTGTTTATATCCTTCTAACTAACTTAGTGGTGCATGCAATCACAGATGATTTAAAAGCTAATAAAAAACTTATTAACCTCTGGATTGACCAAACTGTCCATTTATGTCAGATTGGACTGACTGCTCTTATGTTTCTTTAAGGAGTATTGCTATGGATTATTATATAATTAAAAATAAAACTACTGGTGAATATTACAGAGGCAAGGGTGTAAATAAGTGGGGTAAATATTACAATCAAGCTTCTATCTACAGAATTAAGTGTATGGCTCAAGATTCACTTGAAGAACTTCAGAGACGAGGCGATGATGTAGAAATTATGGTTATTAATATTACAGAACAGCCCCTTATAGATAAAATTTAAAAAGAACAATATAAAGAACAATACCGGAGTAAAAGAGCATTATTCTTTTTGGTATTGTTCTTTTTTTTGTTATATCTGTTAATTTAACCGATTTTGTATTGTATTTTAAAATAAGCGAATAAATTATTTTGTACGGAGGACAAGTTAACTTAAAATGATTTACACGTATCAGAAAAAACTGAAAGGCGAAAAAATCGGTGTAGTATTCGGAACCTTCGCACCGCTTCATCAAGGCCATCTTGATTTAATTATGAGAGCTAAGAAAGAATGTGACGGTGGTTGCATTGTCTTGGTTGACGGTAGAGATGGTGACAGAGGCGGAAAAGAAATGCCACTAAAGTTACGTTATAGGTATGTAAGAGAATTCTTTGCAGATGATGATTTAGTCGCTGTATATCCTATTGACGAAACTGAGCTCGGCATCGAAGCTTACCCTAACGGTTGGAATGGTGTACTAGCTGAAATTGAAAGAATCTTTTCATTTGGAGCTGAGGGTAGATCAGTATTCTATGTTAGTGAACCTGAATACTTTGTATATCTTGATAGTGCAGGATATGAAGTTGTACAGATTGATAGAACACTTAATCCTATTTCTGCTACAATGATTCGACAGAATCCCATTAAGCATTGGGATAAGATTACTTTCCCGTTCAGAAGAGTGTTTAGTACGAATATTCTTATCTGCGGGACAGCAAGTGAAGGAAAGACAACCTTAGTAAAAGACCTCGGTAAGTATTTCAACGCTCCGTATTCTCATGAGTATGCCAGAGATTATATGGAAGAAAGCTATATTTCTGAGTGGGAACTTGATGGTGCTGACTACATGGCTTTTCTTGACGGTCAATATCAGATGAATAAGAAACTGATTAACTCCCCCAGCAATCAGGGTATCTTCTTTGCAGACTCTGATAGTATGACAACTCGTATGTATGCTGAGTACTACTGCAAAGACCCTCAACTTGATTTGACTGAAGAAGAATTCGAAGAAATTGCTGTTGCAGCAGATGCTATTACTAAGAAATGTAAGTGGGATAGAATTTACCTTCTTTGTCCACACGGTGTATTTGTAGACGACCATACTAGATATATGGCATTTAGTGGAACAGATGAGAGAATGGAGCTTTTTAAAATTTTGTGTAATAATATAAAAGCTTCTGGTAATTGGGATAAAGTAACTATCCTTGACGGTGGTTATTATAATAATTTTAAAAGAATTGTTGATGATGTAAAGGAGATTATTGAAAATGGTAAAATGGCTTAAGAATGAATTTTGGAACGGTTATAATACGTTTGAAAAAATCTTTTTCGCTTCCTTGGTATTACTTCAGGTGATTATGTATTTTATTGTGCCTGACTCGGCTATTGGAATTGTCTGCGGACTTGCTGGTGTTATTTGTGTAGCTCTGACGGCAAAAGGAAAGATTTCTTCATACTTCTTTAACTTCCTTCAGATGATTACATATATGATTATCTGTTGGGACCTCGCATTATATCTCGAATTTGGTGAACAGGTATTCTACTTCATTGTTTGTATTTTCGGCGTCTTTATGTGGAAGAAGAATATGATTGAGAATGAAGATGGTACTAAACAGGTAAAAGCTAAAAAGTTTAAGCTTTGGCAGTGGCTGGTTTCTGCAGCAGTAGTTGCACTTAGTACCTTCCTACTCGGTTATTTTGGTGAAGCTGTTCTTGGTAGTACTCTTCCTTATCTTGATGCTATGACTGTGGCTCTTGCTGTTATTGCTCAGCTTCTTATGGTTTGGCGATACAGAGAACAGTGGGCTTGTTGGATTCTTATTGACGTAGTTAGTTTGGTTATGTTTATTATTCTCGGTCAGTGGTCTATGGTTGCAATGTATATTGCTTGGACTGCAAATGCTTTCTATGGTTGGTATAACTGGAGCAAGCTTGAGAAAACGTCTAAGTAACTAAAACACAAAGAACAGTACCAGAATTTTTATTTTGGTGCTGTTCTTTATTAATTTATTAAATTATTAGCTGCTACACTGTATTATAAAATAAAAACTAATTTGGAGGAGATACTTAATGTTTGGTAAGAAGAAGCTTTATAAAATTACATACAAAGTTCATTTCACTTCCAACATAACCGTTATAGCTGCAAAAAATGAAGCTCAAGCGATAAGCAAATGTTATAAGATAGCTAAAAAAAGATACTATATTATTCCTGATATACTTTCAATTCAAGAAGTTACAACATAATAAGGAGACTAATATGAGCACCAAAAAATATTGTATTTATAAAAAATCTTGGGGAGACATTGAAGCTTGGGAATATATCGACGACCTTGAAGAAGCCATGCAGTATTGGTACGTTCGTTATGCTATTGACAAGTATGGTGTAGAAGATACCATGCCTATCTGTATGAATAAGTGTGGTGGTTATCATTCTTTCTATGAACCTGAGTGCATTGCTATTATCGAATCAGATACCTGGCCATCTCTTTCTTCTCACTATGACCTGTTTAAAGAAATTATAAATAACGAACATTTCAGTTATGGCTGGATTGATACTTTAGGTAATACTTATATGTGTCAATATATGGGACATGCCTCTCTAGCCAATGAACTTGTTACGATGAACTATCCTAAAGAGTGGACTAGATACAGAGCAGAAACAGATAGCTACAATAATCCAGATGACTTTCTTCTTAACAAAGGCTGGATTAAAGTTCTTACAGGCGGTCCTTCACACATTTACTATGACCGGTATACTACTGATGAAGCTCTACAGAAGTTAATTGAAATTGAAGATAAACAAACATATAAAGTAAAGAAAGGTTGATGACTATGAGTTTATATAATATGTTGATGGGATTTAACCCTGCTTGTGTTGCTATTCTTCCTATGCTCGGTAGAAAAGAAAATGAATATCCTCGCTTCAGAGATTGCTATGTTACTGATGAAGGTAATATTGCTATCTACACTCGGGTAGGTGGAGGTAATCGAGATGCTGGCTTTGGTGAAGAAGAGCTTTATAAAGATGAAAACTTTATTAAGACTTATGACGATGAATATGACAGCACCTATGGAACCTATGAATTTAAGGTGCCAGTAAAGTGGAAGGCTGACTTCGACCTCATTATGGACGGAAAGTCTGGTGAAGTTTCTCAAGAATATATTAACTACGTAAAAGAGTTCTATCCTAAGCTTGCTGAAGAAGGGGTTATTGATAAAATCTTTGGTGAAGTATCTGAATAGCGAGGTGTTATAATGTTATATAGAATCGAATTTGATGTAGATAACGGAGCTACATACACAAAAGATAATGCTCTTGTGATAGCTTCTAACCCTGACGAAGCTGAAGAGAAACTTCGTAAGTTCATAAACTATATGGATAGTGAAACCTCCGTATCTGAAATTTTTAATATAAGTCCTTATAGAGGTGACATCTTTACAGGACTGCATGGTTTTACTGTTTAAGGAGAAGACACTATGAATCAATTTTGTAAAGATATTATAGAATTTCTTCAGTCAGAATACAATGACGCTTATACTTTTAAACTAGAAAGATACTGTGCTCTGCCTCCTCAGTTTAAACCTTTTAATAAGGAACGTCTAAGTTTGATTATCGATATTACTCCGAGATATAGGAAAATTATTGTAGATGAGAATCTGCAATATATTTTTAAGTTATATCTTGAAGATGAGTTCTTAGATGACCGAAAACAATACCTGTGGCAGAAAGAGCTTATTGATATGATTGAGGGAGTTAACATGACTAAATTAGAATTAGCTTTAATAATGAAAATAATCGATTGCCACACAAAAACTTATTCTAGTAATTATTATAATGGCAGCGACTCAAAACGAATTGATGATGTACCTGCTATGAGAGCAGAGATTATTAAACACTTTGAGGAAGTGCTAAGAGAAGAAAAGTGAAAAATAAAAGAGCTTAAGAAAAATATCTTAGGCTCTTTTTTATTATATGTAATTTAAGATAATTCTTGAATCTTTTTAATAGCTAAGGTAGCAAGTTTTTCTTTGTCAGACTTACGATTAGAATACCTAACAAATGATCTTAAAACAGCATAAAGATCTGTCATAGGTTTTATTTCATCAGCAAACATTTTTAGATTACGACTAGCTTCGTCTAACTTTGCTTGATGCTCCAAGAATTTCCTCTGTTTAAGTTCTTCTACTCGGACTTCATAAGCGAGCCCGTCAGTTACTTTGTAAATAGGTACTGTGGACTTTGCTTCTTGAGATAGGAATGAAAACTTAGTAGTTTCATTTTCTATATTAATTCTGTAATGACTGTTACTGCGATTGGTAGTAATTCCTGTCGTTTTAAGTACAATCTTGCCGGTTATTGTAGTACAGTCACCGTCGTCTAAATAGATACTGCCTCCATTTTCAAGTGCCTGCTTAATTAAAGTTTGCTTATAGTTTTCCGCATCAACTTTGTCTAAATAAGATAAACTGATAAATAACTCGCACGTAGATTTATCTGAGAGCTTTGATTGTTGATAAATAGTACAGTAGAACATAATAAAATCCTCCTTTTAAAATTTATTTATTTTTATCATAACACAGAAGATTTGTTTTGTAAACAAATAATTTTATTTTTTTAATTACGGCTGCTTATTATTGTATAATAATATATAATAAAAAAAATTGAGGGATTTAGATGTTCAAAAAATTATTTGAAAAAGAAAAAATCAATATAAGAAAATATAAACCTGTTTTTATTACAGTAGACGGAAAGGAACACGAGGGACTTGAATATAACTGGATTATTATAAATAGACTTAAATGCTCGGCTCCTGAATATATAATGATAGACGTAACTTCCGACGGCTACTTAAGAGATAAAGAAGGAATCATGTATATTCTATCTAATATAATTTCTATTGACTGGCAAGTAATAGAAGAAAAGATAGTTGAAGATACCTTTGACGAGTTCGAGGTATATGTAAAAGATATTAAAGAGGGTTGAGTATGAGAAAGTCAGAAATAACTCGTAGACAGTTTTCAGAAAATAAACAATCTTGGTTTAGTAAACGCTGGGTCTGCTGGGCAAATAATCATAATGGTTGGTCTAAGATGAAAAAGAAAAATCGAAGACTATTCAAAAAGAAATATAGAAGAGAAATAAATAAAGAAGCAGAAAAAGAACTACAGGAATTATATATGTAAATAAATAAAGAGCTTGGGTAGAGATACTTAAGTTCTTTTTATTATATATATATAGAAAAACTTGTTTATATAATATTACACAAACAGGTTAGAGCTAACTTGCCATATAAGATAGATTATATATGTAAAATGTTTTTAGTTTAATAGATTATCAGATTATTAAAATATTAAAACTTCGGCTATAAAGTTACGCTAAATTAAATGAATGGAAAATAAGAATGTTATAGATGGCTCAAAAAATAAAAACTGGCTTCTGAGACTTAAGTTCTTGGAAGCTTTTATTCTATATAGAAAGGCAGAAATGAATTTTATGAATTTAATAAATGCTTTCGGTCTTCTTAATATAATAAATGAAGACTTAGACGATTACCAAGAAGAGTATAAGAACTACGTCATCGGACATAAAGAAAGAGTTTCTCAATTTGCTGACTGGCTAAAAGAAAATCTTCCTGAGCTCTTTGAAGAAATGGACACGGAAGTCTTCGACGAAATTATAGCAGAACATGATGAATCTAAATTTAGTGAAGAAGAATTTGAAGCCTACGCTCAAAAGTTCTTCGGTCCGCAAGATATTAATGGAAAGCCATTAGACTTTATTCCTGGATTCGACGAAGCATGGAAGCATCACTGGATGAATAATGAGCATCACCCAGAGTTCTGGCTCGGAGAAGATATGCCTTATATTTATATATTAGAAATGATTTGTGACTGGGGTTCCTTCTCTATAGACAAGGGAGACCTTCATGAACTTTCTAAATACTATTATGAAAATGCTAAAGACGATGAAGAAAAAAATCTTTCTGATGCTACTAAGGAAATCATAGAAGATATTCTTACTAAGATTGATTCTGTATTAGATAAGGAGGAATAAGTATGGCTTACGTCTATTCTACTGCACAATCTACGAGTTCCTACGGTAATGTTAAAATGAAAGTTAATATTTACCGTGGTGATGTTACTAGAACGGAAAAAGCAGTATCTTTTAAATTTGGTGTTTGTTTTACTCCCGATATCCCAACTACTGACTGGACTCATAATTCAATTGCTGCTCATTATTGGGCTGGCGATGGATACGACGCGTCGACAAAAAAATATACAAATACAACAAGATTTGCTAATGTTACTACAGGTGAGACTAGTAATAGCCGCGTTTATGGTGGTGACACTATCTATGCTCACTATACAAACCGTAACACGGCCGGTAAATGGGACAAGGAGCATCTCTGTTTCGGTTTTTATATATCAGAACTTACTAAAGATACTACAAGTGTTCAAATAACTATTGGAGTAGGTTGGGCCGACTGGGCAGGAACTCAAAAAGGCTCCATGACGTTCTCTTTGTCTATTCCAAAATATATAGGCCCTGGAACTGCTCCTACTATAACTAGTATTACTGCAGGTCATCAAGCTAAGTCTTTTACTATAAAAGGAAAGCAAGGTAAGAGCGGTGTAAATAATCCTATAGCAGGCATGGCTATTTATTATACACATAATGGGAGTACTCCTACATTTAGCGATGCTGGTGCTTGTAGCCTGCCGACTCATAAAGTAACACTAACACCTAATTCTGGAAACGACTACAATATAACAATAAATAACTCAAGCACATCAGAAAATGGTTGTGCTCTGCCAACTAAAGACTATACGGTAAAGGCTGTAGCACGTAGTTATTTTTCTGGTACAGGTAGTGCACTAACAGCTAGCATGACTTCTGGCACTTTAGACTACTGGACAGATGGTGGCACGCCCTCTGTTGTCAGTATACAACCGGTAGATGACTTAGGACAAAAATTTACTGTTACTTATAAAAACGGCGCTAATGGAATTGATAACGCTCTAGCTCATTCAGCTTTATATTACACAGTAACTCCGAGTTCCTCTAGTAGCATTCCAAACCCAATTCGTAATTCTGATTCAACGCCTGGGGCTAATACTTCAAAAGAATATCCGTTGTTAACAACAAGCGCTTCACAAACGTCTAATCAGACAACAAGAGAGCTTAGTGGCAAAACAGAAAATTATACAGTAAAAGCTTTTATGGCTAATGCCTTTGCTAAAGCAGGCAGCGCAGTAACTATAGGTAGTACTATAACTAAAAGTATTACTTATAGAACTGAGGGTGAAGCAGGTTCCATACAGATAATAGATAATGGAAATAATACTGTTACTATAAAGGGTAATAAAGGTACAAATGGTATTAATAATGGTATTACAAGTTCTACTGTTTATTATAAAATTAATGGTGCTAGTAACTGGACCCCCGTAAGCTTGACAGCAACTAGCGGCGGGTCATTTACGATAGGTACAGACAAATACCCGCTTAAACTAACTAAAAATTGTACAGTAGCAGCTTATATTGAATCCACTTTTACCTATGCAGGAAAAAACGTATCTAAAACTAAAACTGCCACAGCTACATCAGTTAACGCTATATATTATCCGAGTGCTACTGAGCCAAGCCCACCAGTTTTATCATATACTAAATCAAGATTAACTATAAAAGAAAATTGGATATTCTCGTGGAATCCGCCTTCTGGTGTTACACCAAGCGGTTATAGAATATGTCTTACGAGGAATAATAAATCAGTTATAGACTATAACCGAGAAACGTCTCAGACCGGTGTTACAATAGACCCAGTGTCATATGATTTTAAACCAGGTGATACTGTTCGCATGACGATCCAGGCCTATACTAAAGATGCTAATGGTAATAAACTATACAGTGATACGGTTAGTTCTGAAGTGCACACTGTTATGAATGCAGGAATAGTCCGAATTAAAGCAGATAACAAGTGGACCGAAGGACAAGTATGGGTTAAAGCAAATGACAAATGGGTAGAAGCCGATACTGTCTTTGTTAAGACTGCATCAGGCTGGAAAGAATCTACATAATAAATTTAAAGACCTTTTACATGATATAAAAGGTCTTTTTCTTTTTAGCTAATATAGGAGACCTAATAATCTATAAAAAGGTCTTACAGAAGAAATATTAGCCTCCTGGAGCTATTTTAAAATAAAGCTAACCTAATAATAATTATTAAGATACTCATATTTGGTCCATAATTCGTCCCAGAACGTATTTTACTAATTAGTAGGCAAATTATACTACTTAATAATAAAAACTAGAATATGGAAGAATTTCGTACGTTTTACGATAGTTTTAAGCATTTAATTATATGTTGTCGTGTAATTTAAAAATTTACAAAAAATTCACAAATATTTAATAAATTATTAATTTAATAAATTATTAAATTAATAGCCCGCTCGTAATTAAATATTTTTCTGAAAATTTTTTAAAAAATTATTAAATTAATAATCTATATACTGTATAATATTTTAGGTAGTACTAAAGTATTTATTTAATACTAATAAGACTGAGGCTTTAGCCGAAGGCTTAGCAGCTTGCTGCAATATTAGTTTTTTACTAAAATAGATCTTTAGTCAAAATAAAAAATATAAAATATATAAATAATTTAAATAATATATTTTATTATAATTTATTATAATATAGCGTTGAACGCGCGCGTTTAGATCTATATAGTGCTAGAGTATATTATATATAGTGCTAGAGGCGCGCACGCGTGCTAATTATTTTTTTAAAAATTTTCAAAAAATTAAATTTTTGGTCAGGAGCTTAAATGAAAACACAAATTACTCATAAATCACCAGTTATTAGATGTCCACATTGTGGGGCTGAATATCTTCCAGGAGAACTTTATATGCCAGGTTCTCTTATAGGACAGCCAGAAGAAGTAGTTAAGGATTCTTTCGGTAGAATTTTATATGAAGATTACGCAGAAACAAAAGAACCGGATATGATTGAGCATTTCGTATGTGAATATTGTGAAAAACCTTTTGTTATAGAAGCAACTGTTACATATAGAGCTAAAGAAGAAGCTCCTGAACGTGATTTCGGAACGCAATACGTTTCTCTTTTAGATTGATAATACACTTAGGCCGAGTTTTAGCTAATTTCAGATACATTTAGCTAAAAAGGCCTTTTTTCCTTACGCGCGTATATACGTAGCGCGAAACTTCCGAGATTTCGATTATTTCGTTTTCCGTAATCGGATCAATTTCGGAATTGAGAATATTTCATTTTGTAATTTAGGAGATTTCAAATTTGGTAACAATACACGAAATATCTCCGCCTAAGAAAATTTCTGGATTATCGTCGTTAGTAGTTTCATTTGACTTTAATCAATACATAGTAGACGCACTCAAGACTATACCGACTTATTACTATCACAAAGCAGATAAAGTATGGGAATTCCCGGTGTGTTATTTAGGAAGACTATTAGATAGCCTTACTTTCTTAGACGAGATACAACTTAAATTATTAGATACACCGGAATCTGGACAGTTTCATTTCAGTCGACAATTTAACTTAGAGCCGCTTTCCGAAAAAGAAAAAGTTTCATTCAAGATGAAACCGTTCGAGCATCAGCTAGAAGCTATTAATTTTGGTCTAGCACATGAGAAGTGGTTACTCTTAGACTCAATGGGCCTTGGCAAGACTAACTCAATTATCTGGTTAGCAGAGACTCTTAAGCGCAGAGGTATAATTGATCACTGTTTTATTATCTGCGGCGTTAATTCACTTAAGCAGAACTGGAAGAAGGAAATCGAAAAGTTTTCGACCGAGTCGGCAGTAGTGCTTGGTGAGTACACTACTAGAACCGGTACAGTTAGATATAGGTCCATGGATAAGAGAGCCGCACAGCTCAAGGATCCTATTGAGGAGTTCTTCGTCATTACTAACTTAGAGAGTTTAAGAGATGACAGGATCATCGAAGCGTTTAAGAAGTCTAGTAACAAGTTTGGAATGATCGCTTTCGATGAAGCACACAAAGCTGCAACTAAAACTTCTCAGCAAGGAACTAACTTATTAAAACTAGAAGCACCGTTTAAGGTAGCTGCCACAGGAACTCTGATCACTAATAACCCGCTATCTGCATATGTCCCCCTTTCTTGGACTGATAATGACCAATCTACTTTAACTAATTATAAATCTCAGTACTGTAACTTTGGAGGTTTCAAGAATTCTCAGGTAATTGGCTTTAAGAACCTTGAGGTTCTGCAAGAAGAGATTAACGAGTGTTCACTTAGAAGAACTCTAGATCAGGTTAGGTCAGACATGCCACCGAAGACTATAACTCTAGAACTTCTAGAACCGGAAGATGATCAACGAAAGTTTTACGAAGCTATTAAGGAAGGTGTTAAAGAAGAGGCTGATAAGATTGAACTTAAGACCTCAAGCTTACTTGCACTTACTACTAGATTACGTCAGGCTACTGCATGTCCTAGCTTATTAACTACTCAGAAAGTAAGTTCATGTAAAGTAGACCGCTGCGTTGAGTTAATCCAAGAGCTAACATCTCAAGGTGAGAAGGTAGTTGTGCTTTCGGTCTTTAAAGAAACTCTAAATGAACTTGCAGCGAAATTAGGACAATTTCGTTTTAGTATTAATACAGGAGATGTTCCTGATGCAGTTGTAGCAGATAATGTAGCCAGATTCCAGGATAACCCTAGTGAACAAGTATTCATAGGTACTTGGGGAAAAGTTGGAACTGGCTGGACCTTAAACTCTGCTGCTTACTTGATCTGTTTAGATACTCCTTATACTGCTGCGATGTTTGATCAGGGCACAGATAGAATATGGCGTGTTAATAATGAAAGACCTGCTTTCATTACCGTACTCTTATGTAAAGATACAATAGATGAGCGGGTTCAGCAGATTATTGAAACTAAAAAAGAATTAGGAGAATACCTCGTAGATGGAATCGAATTTACTGGACAGACAAATAGTAGACTTGACGACGAGCTCAGAGCAATTATCCGAGATCTCTAAAGAAGCACTAGAAGCTGGATACCCTCTTAGATATGATGCTATAAGATATCGAGGACAAGAGATCTATTTTCTCTCTGATGTATCCGGCTCACAGTGTGTAGCACAGTGGAATAACCAGCTAGTTGATTTAGGCATGTTTAACCACTACTATAGAGAAGACATGTGCCGCTACATAGATCAACATTTGGACTTAATTACAGATTTCCGAAATTGTCCGAATTTCGTTGGAGCAAAATTAGAGTATTTTCATAATGGAGATTATCGAGATATACGGCTCTGTTACAAAGGTCGGATACTTAAGGTATTCTTAGTCGCCGGAGACGTGAACGAAACTTTTTTAATTTCAGAGTCAGAAAGAATTCTAAGAGCTTCTGGGCTACTTGATGAAATTTAAGTAATTTCGATTTGCTAAATTATGTGATTAAATTTTTAGGAGAATATTTAACATGATTGAATATATTTATTTTGTTAAGTGCCCAGACTGTGAAGATGAGTATTTTAATTTTTTCGATGAAGCTAAAGAATACGCTCTAGGTTGTTTGGACAACAAACCTATTATTACTCAAACTGAAGTTTGCAGGAATGATTTTGGTGAGTGTACCGACTCTAATGACCTTGGTGCCATCTGGTCTTGGGAAGATATGATGACAGATGTTTCAGCAGATGAACCTGCTGCCTCTGTTTTTACTCATGGTGACTTTGCAGAATATAATCCAGACCGTGATCCAGAGTTTGATGCTTTAGACAACTCCGTGGATTTTGAATCTGAAACTTCGGAAGTTTCGGTGCTAGATGAAATCCCGGACAACTTTAGAAAACCTATTCCAGAAGGAATGACAATCGAACAGTTAGTAGAAGCTATGGAAGAAAACGAGGACACAGTTGAATGTGTTTGCTGTAACGAGCTTTATCCAAAAGAAGACTGTAAGCACGATGAGAAGCATGGTTGGATCTGTCCAGACTGTGCAGACGAAGTAGTTGAGTGCACTTGGTGTGAAGAACTCTACGATCGTAGTCAGTGCCGTTATGAAGTAGATATGGGCTGGCTCTGTGATCACTGTGAGGCTGCTATTAAGTCTAGAGGAGAAACTCTAACCTTTAGAGAAAATAACTACTTAGATTTTCTTGACGAAGCTTTTAATGGTAAAGAAGCTGTCGAGTTTGATTATAATGATTTAGAAGTTACTCTTTTAGATAATAAACAAGACAGAGAAACTGGTACTTATGGTGAACACGAAGAAACTGTTCACTATACATATACCGTTTCAAAATATGATGTTGCAGTAGACATGTGGGAACATGACCTCATAACCGAAGAAGATGTTTTAGATGTTCCAGGTGGACTTAATACACTAGAAGATGAAGACGCTTTGCATGCCTTTTTAAAAGATCATTTTGACATTCTATTAGATAAGTATTATGATCAATTACTTGAAATCTATAGAGATAGCGCAGCAGAGGCTTATGAAAGCAATACTTCATATGAGGAATATTGGCAAGATGGTTATGACGACTATATTGCAGACCGCCATGCTGATGATAGATATGACGAATCTATTAAGCCTGTTTCTAAACTAGAAGAGCTTGAGGAGTCAGAAGATTACAAAAAGCGTTTATCACTATGTCCAGAATGCGGTTCTAATTCTTTTGACCCAGAAACTGGTTTCTGCATTAATTGTGGATTTGAATTATAAAAATTGAATAACTAATGAGTCTCAGGTTAGCTAATTCATTTTAATAAATTGTATATTAATTGAGAGGACTTTTAATATACGAAATAAAAACTAAAAGGATGGTTAATTTAAAATGAAAAATTATAAAAATACTGAAACTAACAAAAAGGTTGACATCGGTAATACCGATGGGATTAAGAGTAATGTAAAGGCCCCTAGAAAAGAAGAGCGCGATTACATCTATTACTCTAAAGTACTTAAAGAACCTTTCGAAACTATCGGAGAGCTTAAGGAGGCTGAGGAAGCTTACTACGCTAAGCTCAAGGCAAAAGAAGATGCGGCTGCACAGAAGAAGTCTGATGCTCTTAAAGTAGAAGATGCTTTCAAAGCTCTTAATGCTGCACGTAAGTCTTATAAAGAAGATCTTACTGCAGTTACACATGAATACAGTGAGCATCTTGCAGCCCTTAAGAAAAACTTTGAAGATGCTAAGAAGGAAGTACAGGATACATTAGCTGCAGCTGAAGAAGCTTACTCGACTGCTTTGAAGGAATTCACCGATAAATATCCTGAAGGATATCACCTTACTCTTAAGGATGGTGACTTCGAAACCACTATTAGCAGCAACGCAACTACTAATAAGTCTACTATTGACTATTCGTTAATTGCGGACATCTTTGATCATATGCTTAGATGGTAAACCAATATAAAAAACTTACTGAGACAACTTTAAAAATTTAGATTTTTTATCGTATAATAAAACATAGGATGTTGAATCTTATAGATGTTTCCTCCTTTGAGCACCTTGGTTATTCCTCCAGCCAAGGTGCTATTATTTTTATTAGGTAAAGGATAGATACTTTGAACAACCCAGAACAAAAACAATTATTAAATGTCTTATTAGAAAGAGCTGATGCTGGTGAGCACGTGCAATTTAAATTTATACGTACTTGGCGAGACTATTTTACAGTAGGTAAAAGTATGAGAGCTGTAGAATCTGTAGTAAAGAGTCTAAAGTCTTCTTATAAAACAACCTTAAAAAACTATTGTAAAGAAATACCTACCGGTGAAGCACAATTTGTGAAATTGTTAAGTTGCAGTCTACTAAAAAACGCAATTTCATTTTATGAGGAAGAGTATAATATTCTAGCACATATGTTCTATGAATTTGAAGCATACGCTTTTTATTACGGGAAGTTTCTGGATCCGTTACTGTTCGGTCAGAGGCTTGACCAAGATCTTTGGGATCACAGGAAGGATTAGCTTATGGATCACTCACTAACTACTTTATTTAAGACCTACGCCGAACTTGATAATCCTCCTATTATCGAATTACTTAATATTGACGGTAAGCCAGTTGGTGCACTTTATCTGACAGATATGAAATACAAAAAGTTTGTAGTTTCTGAAACAAATAATTCCGAAAAATATTATTTATACATGGACGGCATTGGAATTTATTTCTCCTTTTATAAGAAAATAGGCTAATAAATACCGTATTATATTATGTTGGTAGTGCGGGTGAATAGGCCATTGGCATCGGGACGGTGGAGTAAAATCTACCGTCCTTTCCCTATTTTTAGGCCTATAAAAAGCTCTTAAAATTGGCTAAATTAAATACGAGAGTATCTACTCTTTGACTATAAAAATTTAATAGAAAGGCGCTAACTATGCAAAGAGTTATTAAACGTGATGGGCGTGAAGTCGAGTTTGATAAATCTAAGATTGTCAAAGCGATTTCATGTGCGAACAAAGAAATCATTAAGTCAAAGCAGATTGGTCCACGTAAGATTAATCAGCTTGCAAATATCGTAGAAGAGAAATGCTCTGAATATAAAAGAGCTATTAAGGTAGAGGACATTAACGACTTAATCGAAGATGAACTTATC